TTATTTAATCACGCCGATTGCTTTTGCAGTTTCTTCAAAAGTTTCGTGACCTTTCAGAACTAATTTGATATACTCTCTCGCATCTTCTTCGTTTTCGAAAAAGATACTTTCAACATAACTTTCTCCTTGTTGATCTATTTGAAGCCATTTATCTTCTAGCAATTCAACATTATCTTGAGTAACTTTATCACTGAAAGGAACCTCTTCGGTTCTGTACATTCCCACTTCATAATACGTGTTGCCATTGTCATGTTCCACTTCATTCAACAAAACATAGTCAATGTTGTAACGACCGTTATTGTCGTTCTCAATGTCAGTAAAGAATTGTCCTAAACTGTCAATTAATACTATGTTATTTTGGTCTTTAATTTCGATTGATTTATTCATTACTTCCAACCCCTTTTGATAATTATATAATTTTTCAGCGCTGTTCAAACTTAGATTTCCTATTTCTTTCTTGGCATTACGCAACTTACTAATCACTGCTTGCGATACTCCAGTCGCTAATGCAATACTGTTGCTGGATAAGTTACTTGCTAACAATCGTTGTATTGTCTCTCTCATATTAAGCTACCTCCGCTATTTTTTTACGTAGTGTGCTAGATTTCATGTTGCTTCTGATGCCCTTAATTCCTAGGGCTTTAGCTTTTTTTACTAATTCGAAATGATTGTCCATAGCTTTAACCATTTCGTTCTCAACTGTAATTGTGGCTTGTGTGTAATCAACCACGTTTACAGTTTTTAAAACTGATTTTGGAGTCCAAAAGTCGAAAGCACCAAACTTACCATCAGCATGGATAAGCAATGCTTTTTCAGTTTCTCTTTTTACAGATAAAACTGATTTTTCGACAACATACACATTACCTACATTTTTACGTACAATCCATGCAGGTATTTCAATTTCAGCTTCTGCTAAAACGATACCTTTGTATGCCATTTTTAGTGATTCTGCAAAGTAGTCTTTACAGCTTCCACCAAATTTGCTTGCTCCGTTTTTTGCGATTTCCCACGCCGTTTTAAATAAGTTTGATTTATTCATTGTTTTGTCCTCCTTTGATTACCTTATGTCTATATTATATTATGACATTCGTCATAAGTCAACACTTTTTATGACATTTGTCATAATTAATTTTTAGGCATAAAAAATACCACACCGATTAGGGTGTGGTGGGTAACACAATTTAAACATTCAAATACGTATTCAATACTTGCAACACGTTAAAAGAATTTCATTTATAAAAACACTTAAATTAATAGGTATTATGGTATTGTTATTTTATGAAAGTAATAACTCGTTTTCATAGATTAATGATATGTTTGCGTTGTATTTTTTAGAAAGATAGCTTAAAAATTCTTTAACCTCCGCCATATCGTCTTCTAAAATCAATATTAAATTTGCATCATTCTCTGAAGCATACAATATATATGATCTCGCGTTATGAATTGATGCCTTGCTGTTATTTATAAACTTATATAAATATTGTTTTCCATCTTTAACACCTAAAAAATCTGATGTCATTTTATCTAAAACATTTGAACCATTGACAACTTTTCTTAAATAAATTTTATCATATTTGCTTTTTAGATAAGATTGTACATAATGTCTTCTGTCGTTATCTTTTAGTCTACGCTTTTTTTCTAACCCTAGATGCAGGATGTATTTATACGTTTTCTCAACAAATTCTTTAGCTTCACTTATAGTAGAAAAAATTTTAGTTTCTACTTGCTCAAATTTAAAATTATTGACGAATTTTTTAGTATAATTTTCTATCGAACCGTTATACGTTAAAAATTCATTTTCTACACCTTCAAGAAAGAAGTTTATGATTTCTAAATCTTCAATTTCATCGTCAAAACTTACAAGCTTACTTTTTTTATCAATCACATACATCATATTTTCTAAATAGTAATCGCCCTCTACTTGAAACGCCGTTCCAACCGCCATATTACTCTTTAAATATATGTCTGGATAGTAACTTAAAATAGAATATTTTACAGTATACATAAACTTCACTCCTCTCCAATGTATTCTTTAATTTTTTCTACTGCATAACTAAAATTATTCTTCATATAATCAAAGAAATCAAAAAGCAACTCATATTCTTCTTTAGAAATCTGAGATCTAATAGCTTTGGGGATGTTATCTATTATTTCTTTTTCATTAAGCTTTTTTATTTTTTCTATGAATATTTTACCACAATTATCTATTAGCTCGTTTGTAAACACTTTGTTTTCAATCAAATACTGATAGTAACCGTATGTAAAAATATCATGTAATATGTAATCTATAGAGTATTCTTTATTTTTCAGCTCATTGTTCCAAATGCACCCTCCAGGTAAGATGTGAGTATAGTCTATTGGATATAATTTGATAGGCATAGATATTAAAATATTCCCCTGATTCCTGTCAGTATTATATATGAAAGCGTCAAATAATAATAAATTTATTATTTCTTCCGAAGGAATTTTATTCAACATTTTGGGAGAAGTAATAGGAAGTGCTTTTTCAATTGACTCAGTGTATGTAAAATACGTTTTGTTAATATACGTTGCACCGTTTTTTACGATGGTTGTTGAAGAATCATAGATAGCTATTCCATAATCAGGGTGGCGAATACCGAAGTGTTCAGCCATACCGTATCCTAGTAGCTCATTAAACAAAGAAATAAAACCTTCGTCATTATATATATACTTTGCTATAACTCTACAATCAGATAAGTAACCTCTAACTGGTTCAGTAACCCCATTTCCCACATATTCAGATATCTCTTGTAAGACCTCCAAATAAACTCCTCCCCTTGATTTACTTTCTAATAAATTCTAGGGTTTATTTAACAATAAGTCAACATAAAAAATAACCACCCATTAACTAGTATAGGTGGTGGTAAATAAAGCCGGATTGGTTACCGGTAATCTATATGTATTATAACATAAAAAAGAGGACTACCCATATAGGATAGCCCCTCTTTACGCCTTGCTAAATCTACCATAATAGTCAACACGATTTCCTTTTGCATCAGCTTTACCTGTTGCAATATAGCGTCTGCCATTATTTGATACATAAGTAATCCAACGATAGCCATTAAAAACATAAGCCCCGTCATAAGTGATGCTTTGTCCGTTTGCCAACACACCAGTTATTTCAGATGATAAAGAGTAACCTTTACGAACATTGTTTCCTTTTATCGTTGTGGGTGTGTATACGCCTTTTTCTTTCTTATACGGCACACCATTTTTATCGAGTTTATATCCTGTTGGTACGGGTGGTTTTTTATCTTGCTTTGGTTTCGCTTTTTTAGCTCCTCCTGCTGTACCACCGATTGGCTTACCATGTATAGCCCCTGCAATATCTTTAGCATATTTATCGTAATTCTTTTTAATGTAATCCATATCTTTACCACTTGTTATAAAGCCTAGTTCAGCCAATCTGTAATTGACGTTAATTTGTGCTGATACATTTACATTCAAGAGGTCATTACGTGGTGTCACACCTCTGATTTGCCCCACATTAGACTTAATAACAGACTGTATTTTATTGTCTATACTATCAGCTTTAAATTGACTTGATATGATAACATGTCCACCACTTGCTTGTGGTCCTGCTGCGTCTAAATGGAACTCTACAATTGCATCTGGCTTTTGATTATTTTTTAACCAGTACAAACCATAGTCTTTATAATTACCTACACTTTGCCCGTATGCAGTATCTTGATACATATCTTGATTCATTGTAGAACCGCCATATAAGTACACATCATGGTTTGCAGTACGTAAATGTTTGGCAATATTTGGCACAATATTCTTGCGTATAAAATCACGCTCGTTAGTGCCGTTACCAACAGCGCCTGGGTCGTTATATCCATGACCAGCAACAAGTGCTATCTTCATTTTTTTAGTTTCATTCGATTTAGAAGGCAGTACAGACGCGACCATGTTTTTGATAGATTTTTTAGATGCATAATGTAATCTAATAAAGTACATTGGGTTATCGTAATAATGCCATCTACGTGTTGCTGTTTCCCAGCCGGGTCTGTTGTTTACCCAACCACCCTCTAACCAGTTTTGCTCGATGACTTCGAAAGACTGTAACGTTGCTTGATTAACCACAGCAGTATGACCACAACCGCCACCATATCTACCATTAAAAATAACAATATCGCCTTTTTGTGGTAGGAAGTGTTCTGTATTTTCATACACCGTAGCGATTGGTGCAAGTGTTGCTTTATTATCTGTGTGGATATTTTTTGCAAACATACCGTATAAGACTTTACCTGTTACATAGTTAAAATAAGCATTAGTATAATCATAGCATTGGTATCCGTATGCTTTATCAAAATCAAATTGTTTGCCGACCGAACTATCTAACCATTTCACTGCTTCATCATAAGTTCTCATCTTTCGCCACTTCCTTAAATGTTATGATCTTGATTTGTAGGTTCAACAACAGTTTTTGTCGGCGCCTGTCCTGTTGCTTTAATATATTTCTTTTCAGCTTTGTATTTTTTTAACTTTTGATTTGCCCACTTGCCTTCCCTAGATACGGGATTATCTTTATACCATGTCCATAGCGCTGCACCTGTTAAGATAAGTGTGTTGATGTCATCTTCTGTGGTCGGAAGTGGTGACATATTATGATTAGCTAGCCATTGATTAATTAAAGCTAAAAGTAAAACAGCCGTTCTTAAAATCATATTTTTATCCATATTGTTATCTCCTTTTAATCAAAATAAAAAAGCCGACACATGAGTGCCGACTTAATCTACTGTAGTTATCGTTTACATCTGCCAAACCAAAAACAACTCCAAAAACTGTACGCAAATTTCATAAGAATCACCTCCTTTAAATGCCAAATAAAGTGCGCAATATTGCAACGACTAAAGTACCAACAATAGTACCGACTAAACCTAACACCCACATTTTTATCTCACGGATATTTTTGCGGTTGGTCTCTTTGTTTTCCTTATCAATCTCTCGTTCACGATTGATAGAATTTAAAGTAAAGTCCATTTTCTGATTGATTAAGTTTTGGCCGTGTTGCGCATCTTTAATTTGTTCTAAAGATTCAAAAATTTTTTTGTCGTTCTCCTCTAACCTCTCAATACGTCTCTCTGTCTCTTTTTGATAAGATTCCAAATTACTCACCTACATTTGCTTTTTATACCTCTTCTTCTTCTTTGTTGTACGGTTCGCCTTTTTCATCAAAACTGTTACGTGTAATATCCTGCTTAACATAGTACGTTTTAGTACCGTTGTTAAAGATGCTAGCAAGCATGTTTTGCATACTACATACTTTTTTAACCTGTTCCTCATCTTTAAATTTGTATGCGCTATTTGGTGACGCACCACGTACAAAGCTGTTTGAATAATTTTGCATTAAGCAACTTTCTTCTCCTCTTTCATTGACCTCAACTAAATAAAATTCTGTAATTTGTTCCATGATAATTCCTCCTAAATTTTTTTATTTATAATAAAAACGCCTAACGTTTATTCGTTAGACGTTTTACTATCGTTATTTAATCTTTCTCGTGTTTCAAAATTCGCAATTTCTAAATTGAGTTGTGCATTTTTGTTTAATAACGTTTGTAACAAAGCATTCAAGTATTTGACCTCTTGAACAAGTTGTTCTTTCGTCATATTTTCTAATTCATTCATTTGACCATCTCCAATATTACGTCTATTTTTTCTTTCAACTCATCAATTTGTTTCTTCAATTCTTCATTTTCGTTTGCTAATTCTTGGGTGGCTTTTATATTCCACCACAATACCTCGTTACCATCAAAACCATCAGAGTTTCGCCATTCCACCGGAAATTTGTCTAAGTTACTGTTCTCTCTCAAAACAATGCCGTGATGTATTCTAGTGTAATCTGTACCTGCTTCAGAATTTACCTTATAAGCGTATAGTTGTAGATCATTTCTAAACAACTCCAAAACATTGTAATCCCACTTTTGAATATCATACTTATATTTTTCATGTGACATCGCATTCCATGAATTAAAGCGGATATTTTTATATTCTGGGTTACCGCCGTTATAACCTGCTTTACTTACTACTCTTAATTCTGAGTGACACATTGCATAGATGTTTGTATCAGCAGCTTCGATATTTCCTATAACTTTTTCTCCACTAAAATATTGAGCATACATTGGTACACGATTATTACCATTTGTATCTAGGGCAAATACTTTGTTACCCTTTAGCAAAACTTCACCAAAACTAGAAGATAAACTTAAGCTACGATTATTTGATAAAATTCCAACGTGAGCTTGTTCAACACCGTCAGATGATTGGATTGCCATATAGCTACCGCCTGAACCAACAGTTGATGTGTAGGGAGTAGTTCTTTTTAATATTAAGTTCTGACCATCTTTGTTAATTTCTAATCCGCTATCAACTGTTCTGATATAAAAACGCTTATTTGCATTTAAATAAAGGCCGTATTCTGATTCGATGGTAAGTTGTTGCCCTGAGTAAATGTGCATACCTTGACCATATACATCACTGTTATAGTTTTCATCAGCAAAAAAGTCTATAAAACGTGCGCCGTTTTTATCTGGAGATAAGCTGTGTATTTCTCTTTGGGTCGTAACAGTTTTATCCGTCAATGATAACCAGCGCGTAATATTTGTGAGCTTCCTTCCGCCAAATTGTTTTGATATAAGACCTGAACGATACACGCCATTCCACGATTCAGTGTATGCTTCATAAGTGACGTTTCCTTGCGGAAAAGTACGTGTGAAAGAGCCAGTGGATCTGATTTTACCTCCACTTAAAACTGTGGACTCACCATTACTTGTCCCGCTAACTGTTGCTCTATTTAAATCCACATCAACAGCTTTTAAATAGTTGATTGTGGCTTGTTTGCTAAAAAGTTTATCTATATAAGCATCTTTAATTGTAGTTCTACCGTTTTGTACAACAACATCGCCATCATTTATTTGGAATTTACTACTATTTATCAAGACCCCGCTAGGCCCTACATTCAACGATTGCGCTGTACCATTATCATCAAAACGGATTGTTGCACCTGTGGTCACGTTCTGCACGATTTCGGACATAACACGAGAGAGAGTGCGGTTGGTTGCATTGAATTCATTCTTAGTCGTACGTAACGCAATCTCTCTACCATTTTGAGATATGCGTGAATCGTATTGTGTAAGAATTTGGTCACGTTCTCTATTTGCATTTCTGATTTGCCCATCTGTATATGAATTAGATAAGCGTTGTGCCTCGTTTGCTTTATCCTCAGCATGTCGTTTAGCTTCTGATAACTTTTGCTTTGCCTCGTTAATCGCACGCTGTTCCTCTACTGATATTTGACCGTCAACATAAGCCTGTGATTCTTGTTGCTTGAGTGCATCTTGTGCATTGATATACTGCCTTAACGACTCTTGTGCCTCTTCGTTCGCTTGTGCGATACCCTCACGGATACCAGGTGCATTGGCAACGTCTTTTAGTTGTTCATCTGCATATTCTTTCGCCTCTTGTATACCTGCTTGATACTGGCGTATAGAAACGGTATCGTTGATTTGATTAGCCAACGTTTCTCGTTTTGATTCTTCTGCCTCTAAACGTTTTACAAGTCCGCTAATTGTGGTTTCGTAAATTTGTTGGGTTACCTGTTGCGTAATTTTATTCGGTAACAATTCGATGTTTGCGTTTTGTTGTAATACATCGTTTTTGATAGGTTGTAGTTTTTCGTCTAATGTTTGAGCAACTTCCGATTTATCTGCTTTGAGGTTGATTCTATCTTCAAAAGCACTGATTTTTGCTGTGCTTTGTATTACTTTGTTGGTGATATACTTATAACTTTCATCTAAATCGTTAACATTAGGTTTTTGTGGAGATGCTTCATCTCCTTTTTCAAGTTGGAAATCTTTTACTGAAATCGCACCGATACTTGAACCTGTACCAACAATTCCTGCCCATTCAATTCCTGAATCTCCTGTATCTATGGATAAATTTAAAGTGATACCCTTAGATGAATCTTCGCTTTCAGGTATAAATGTAATAGATTTTCGTTGCCACTCATTGCTAGGTATTTCTAATTTTGCAGGGTGCAATTTATTACCGTCATTTAGAGTGTTAACAACAACGAACGGTGTATCAACTTTAATAGTAAAACTGAATGTGTAAGGCTTTCCTACTTCCCATTTATAGTAATCGAGTGCACCAAAATTAATCTCAGTTTTATAATTATATCTAATAGACTTTTCGGGCTCATTGGTAATTGATGTAGCCTTGTAGTAGTCAGCTTCTTTAAAAACTAAAGGATTAGAGTATCGATAGATATTACCGCTACCGTTGTTGTACTCTTTGATTTTTTTATCTATCGTTAATTCCATACCGTTCTCGTAATTTTTCACTTCTTTTTGAATAGATTCGATTCTGTCGTTAATCGGTTCCAATGATTCAATTAACTTTAATCTCATCTGTTCTAAATCATCTTTATTTGGAATGTCACTCGTCAATTGTTTAGTATCGGGGTCCCAGTGTCCGTTAGGTAGAACGTTAGCAATCTCGGTCATTGCGTCGTTAAACTTTTCATCTGTGTATTGTGACTGCAGTAACTTAAAGCGTTTTTCGATAGCAAGTTTTGCTTTTTCCACAGAATTATATAAGTCCTGTAACTTCTGACGATACGTTAAAAACAACGCTTGTGTATCAATGAGTTTACCGATTGTTGCGGTATCTTCGGTCATACTTTCTAAATTCGATTTAATGTTGTTGTATATTTCGATCGTGGCATCTAATTTAGTGTTAACTTCACTTTTTAAATCTTCGTCGACTAGGTACTCGCTTGATAGTATCTCGTACATCTCTTTCAATAATTTAGAGTGTTGTATGGATAGATTAATAAACGTGTTTTTCAACTCACTAAATAACGCTTTCTCACGTGTGATTCCGCCAATTTTTTCAACGTCATCCACAGATGCGAGTATCCATTGACCGTTCCAGTAACGTTTTAATACGGGGACGTCAGGATTACTAATATCTAACCACAGCGTGTCGTTAACCGGGTTTTCAGGTGGCGTTGCACTTTTTATAATCTTTCTTTCAAAATATTCTAGTTGTCCGTCCACACTATCTTTTACAATCGTATTAATATTACTAATACTATCGTTCAATTTACTTCTGATGTCGTCGAGTTTTTTCGTGAACTCATCACGTAAATCTTTTTCTCGGTACTCTACATACTCTCCAAAACCATAGACGACATCTTGCGCGATCATATCGTATTCTTCTGAAATGACTTCTGCTTCAACATACAGTGCAGGTGTAAAATCACGGTTTTTAATACGAACCATATCGCCGAGATTAACAACTTCATGGCTATAAGCTTTTTGTATATCTAACGCTGTTACTTCATAACTGATAGCCTCTTTTTTACGTTTGTTGAGTTCTGTTGTCCCCAACGTACGCAAACGTTTTTCGTCCATGTTCTCATCTTCGGTTTCCGGTTCATATATCCCCCAGTTATATCTGCCAGGCAAACCAATGCGTGCTTGGGCATCGTCATCTTTAACGATGAGCTCTATACGTTTACCACCCTCTTTTTCGGGACCAACACACAGTAACGCGGTTTTAACTTCCGAATAATCCACAGTACGTTTTAAACCTGTTAAATCTTTGCCATATGTGATTTCTTTTCCGTTAAATAACGGTTGGCGTTTACGTAACATTACATAACGTTTTTCAACACTGTTGCTACCAATTTCGATATAAAAATCGACCATCATCTTATATGATGTACATAACTGTAACAACACCTCATAACGCGTTTGATAAGATGTCCATGATGTAGTGTGTACCCCGCCATATTCTGTTTGGTCTGATACCGACCAACCCGTATCTTTTAACACGTCAGATAGTGCTTGTCTCGTTGTCATCTTCTCGAATTTATGTGGTGCATAGGGTTTAGCCTTTGCAATATCTTCTAGGTATGACGCCACTGTTTCGATTTCAGTATATCCATCGATATCTTGAGAGATGTGGTCGATGATAAACTCTCTATACTGCCCGTTTTTATCCTGTATGATAATGCGGTTACGTTCCTGCATGTTTATCGTACGTTCGGATAAAATTGTAAAATCAAAAGTTTCTGTCCGATCGTTAATGTTTCTATGATGTACCGCTTTGACTAACGCGTTATCATCTCTAGATATATAATCAATGATTTCACCTTTAAAATTCATTACATGTATCAAGATTTAACCTCCTTTCTACAAGTATCTGTCTTGCCATTTTACTGTGGTATCAAAAATGCCAGTAGGATAGATAATTAATTCGGTATGTCCTCTATCGACAGTAAAAAAGTCACTACCGAATGTCTTTTCTGAAAGCATAGGTTCTTCGTTGATAAAAACGTTTTTATTTGCCATATCGATACTGATTAAATCGCCTTTTTTAATAATCATATCCCTAGCCCCAACGGGTTTAGGTAATTTTTCAAAAAGATAAATACCTAGAGCGTGCATTTTCATCATTTTGTTTGATTTAGTATTTTTAGCCTCGTAAACAGAAATCGAACTTACTGGTCGTTGATAAAAATTACCCTTATCTTGGTATGTTTTATTTACAATTTGCAGAGGTTTTGTTCTATTGGGGTCTTTTTCGTGATTAAATAACCATGTTTTCAATCTAAAAGTATCACCAATACGTTCTAAACTCATATATATAATTAAAGTATCTATTTTATTAACCATAGGTACATTACTGGCTTCTAAAATTTTTACTTCATCTCCACTTTGGCTAAACAAGTTGACTATAAACTTTCCATTTGGTGCTCCTCCAGAAGAATTTATATAGCCTAATGTAGCTAATAGGCGATTATCAGTATCATAAATGTGATAAGCAATTTTTCCTGAACCTTTACTTTTTTGATAAACAATACCTTTTACTGTAACTTTGAAATCTTTTAAAGCTTTTGAAAAACCACGTTTGTACTGAGCGCCTATCCACCCATTTCCTTCAGGGAAATTATTGATTTCAAAGCCCTCTTTATTTTTTTCTAATTTAAAACTTCCGCCGACTGTACCGCCAAATATCGTATCTTGAACTTGTCCGCTTGTAACTTTTGTCCAGCCAGCAAAACTTTTGAACTCATCACTTAAAATACTTGGCGAGTAGTCTTTCAACTCTTTGTTAACATCATCATCGCCAATCATAAAGTAATCTTCATCTTTTTTCGTAATCATATAATAGTTTGCGTTATTTAAAGCTCTAGCCTCCACAAGTATGGGTGTGTCTGCTGTACCGCTATTAACTAAACTTACTTGATCACTGATAGCTGTGTTTTTACTACCGTCAATCGCATATTTGTATGGGTCTGTTAAAACGACTTTTACAGTAACCACATTAATACTGTTCTCGGTTTTGCTATTCACTTCTAATGGGCCTTCAAAGTAAGCATTCCAGTACCATTTTTTTGATTTCAGTTGCAACTTAACGGGCTCATCATAATTAAAGAATTTAACTAACTCTTCTAAAATATAGTCGTGATTTTTAACGCCACCACTTGATAAAAAATCATTGTGGACGACTAAAGGTAAATCGAACCGATATTCGTTCAATCCTTTACGTTTAAAAACAGAACCTGGTCTACCTTCCACTTTCTCTGTACTTATTTCAAAATTAAAAGAGGGTATTTTAAACCCTCTTTGCACAAATAACCATGGAAGTGTTCTGCCGTTTACTATTACTGTATCGTTCATTAAATCAATGCACCTCCCGGTTTGAATCTTGATTTACGTGAATTGTTACGTTCACGTTTGTCCACTGTTGAATTGATAAAGTCACTCAATCCAAAGTTGTCGATAACTGGACTAAAATCTTTGTCAGCGATTGCATCATTACTGCCAACTAACTTGATAAGTAAACCTATCATTGTGTCTAACTTACTTTCTAATTTACTATTACGAGTATCATCGTTGCCGATACTACCACTGTTAAAGTTTTTAGGACGTTTGTTTTTGCTTATATCCTTACTTGCTAATGCCAATAATTTAGCTGCGTCACTAGCGCGCGACGGGTCAGTTGGAATAATCCATTCAGGGTAACCTTCTTCTCCCAAGTGATATAGTCCCTTGTGAACTAATCCACCTGTCGCATAAGCATAGTCTGCCGCACGTTTAAATGCTCCGTTAAAACCATAAATACCGCCGTATTTTCTAGCGATATTACGCATAGATGATAAAGCTTGGTGTAACGGATTATTAAAGTTGGTGTATCCTGGTTTTGCATAATAATCGAAAGTTGGTTTAATCATTTGGAATAAGCCTTTTGATGGTGTACCGCGTTGTGCGTTAATGTCCCAATTGTTTACTGCATCAGGTTGGTAATTGGACTCACGTTTTACAAGACGCATCATTTGGTCGTGTACATAACGTGTGTTGTACGAACCGCCTAATATACGTTGAGCTTGGCTAATTACACGGCTAGCGTATGCTGCGCCCGAACCTTTAGGGTAATGACCTCTTTTACCGCCACCGTTATTCTTTTTAAGCCAGTTTGTAGGGTCAAATGGTACACCATTTCTTTGCATTTCATAGTGCAGATGAAGTCCTGTGGAACTACCTGCACCTTGACCGTCCTCACTTGGATTACCACCAGATATTCCCAAATAACTACCTGGGTGCACTTTTTTTGAACCAGTAAAAGCAAGTTTATGCATGTGACCGTATATAGCTGTCAACGCACCGCTCGTGATTTTAACCATGTTACCAAAACCGCCGTTCCAGCCATACGACGCGTTGGCAATACCATTTAACGTACTATAAACTTTGTCGTGTTTATAGTTTATGTCTAATCCGTAGTGTGGACGTGCAAAAGGATAACCTTGCGCTCTTGCGGCAGCTGCACTTGGTGCGAACCCGAAGTTGATACCTTTAGATAAATCAATATAACCGCCATCTCCGCCTTGGTCCTCTAACCAACTCGTAAAAAGCTTAACAGTTGCATCTTTTAATTTTTTGAACATTGTTTTCATCATGTTATAAGGTAGTTCTGCACCTTTTAAAAAGTCAAAATTCACGCCGAAGCCGTCTAAAACTTTATTTAGAAGCTTGGCTGGTTTATCAATCCAATCTAAAACGTCACCGACCGATTTAGCTAACCAGTCCTTACCTTTAGCTGCAGTTGATAGTGCTTGGCTTACAAATGTTTTACCTGTGTCTAAGATTTTACCTTTAACAGCATTTACACCTCGATTAACATTACCTACAACTTTTTTAGAACTACCAATCACGTCGCCTACAACTTCGTCGCCATGCTTATGTTTTTTAGGTTTTTTACCATTGCCTAATAAATCAAACATTGTTCCTTTAGAGAATCTAGGTAATTTATTTACACCACTTAACATTGCATGTGTTTGCGCACCATTAAATACAGCCGAGCCTTTAGGTAAGAACGCTGTTGTATCTCTGTTAGGTGTGAGTGCCATCTTGCCGTTAGGATAACGTATCATCTCGTGTCTAAAGCCACCAGGACCGTTGCCGCGCCCCCTATCACCAACCGTAGCAAAAGTATCTCGGTTAATTTTACCGTTCGTAACATAATTTGTACTGTGTGTGTGTGTCGTACCTGTATGCAGTTTTAATTTCGGCAATTTATCCATGCCAATTTTGCCTGCAACCCAGTTAACACCATCAATTAATTTATTTAAACCTTTTTTAACTGCGTTAACCATACCAGTAATGTGGTTTTTAATACGCCCGATAATAGTTTTTAAACCGTTGGCCATATTATTAAAAGTACGACGTACCGCATTCCATAAACTTGATGCAATTCCAGTTACACTACGTTTAATAGAATTCCAAATATTGACTATTGTCGATTTAACACGATTAAATATACTGCGCGTTCCATTAAACAAATTAGTAAAAATACGTTTAACATTCGACCATAAACTTGATGCAATATTTACGACCCTATTTTTAAGACTCGACCACAAACTGATCAACCATGATTTTAAACGGTTAAATATGCTACGTGAGCCGTTGAATAAATTTGTGAATATACGTTTAACGTTAGACCATAAGACTGATGCATAATGTGTTACTGTATTTTTAATACTCCGCCATATATTAGACAACCAACTTCTTAAGCTATTAAAAATACTACGAGTAAATCTGTACAAGGCAGTAAATACACCTTTTATGTTGTTAAATAATCCTTTGGCGTGGTTGGTAATGACGTTTTTAATACTCCGCCAAATCGAGTTGACAAACTCTCTTAAAACAGTAAAGATACCTTTTGTAAAAGTAAGTATCCTTTTAAAAATAGTGCTGATTATCGACCATATAAATTTTAATGATGTTCCTATAATGCCTTTGACGCCATTAAAGGATTTGCTGATAATACCTTTAAAGAATCCGCCAAATATTTTAACGACTTTGAGTATTTTACCCATAAACCATAATTGAATAAGGTTCCAAATTAATACAACTGCGCCTTTAAATATCTGTTTGACACCTTCCCAAACTTTGCCCCATTGTCCTGTGAATACACCACTAAACACTTTGACAATGCCTAGTATGACATCTAAAGCGCCTTTAATAATACTTTTAATATTATCCCACGTATCTACAATCAACACTTTAATAAGTGGCCATGTAAATTTCATAATTTGCCATATCACTTTCATGGCAACCTTAATGGTTGGAACAATTACGCCATTAAAAATAGATTTTATTAAGTCGCCAAACTCTTTTAGATTAGGCCCTATTTGGTTTCGAGCTTCAATAAAAAAGCCTTTAAAAAACTCTCCTATGTTTTTGAACGCTTTGATAATATCGTCACCATTGTCTTTCCAAAAACGAGTGAGCTTGTTACCTATCTCTTGCGCAAAACTCCAAATCGCACCAAAAGCATCTATAAAAGCTTGTCTAATTTGAAGTAATGTTAATGCGACTTTCTTAGCACTTGCTTTAGGCATTATTTTAGAAAGTAAGTCAACAGTTGGTAGTGTATTACCAGACAGTAAACTTTTTAATGAATTAAATACCGATTGTGCAACGCTCCAAAGTTTTTTGAAACCATTTACAACTGGATTAATTACTTTGTTTACAATATTTCTAAAAGTCTCTGATTTTTTATAGGCTATCACAAACGCTGTACCAATTGCTGCAACTGCTGCAATAGCTAATCCAATTGGTCCTAACATAAACTTAAATGCAGTACCAACCAAAGTTAAACCTTTAGCTGCTAATGGTGCTTTTGTACCTAAAAAGCCCATTAAACCGCCTGCTAATTTGATGTCTAACATTAAAGGTCCTAATGTGCCTATAATACTACCAATTGATGCTGTAAACGCTCCCATCGTAAGTATTAACGGACCTAAAGCTGCAGCAAAAACACCAATACCCACAACAGCTGTCTTTGCCCAACCTGGCATGCTTGTAAATTTATCTGCTAAAGATGCAAGTAAATCTGCCGCTCTACGTATATGGGGTGCTAAAACATCGCCTATGCTTATAGCCATTGATTCAATAGCTGATTTCATTCGTCGAATAGAACCACCGATACCGCCTTCCATTTCTTTAGACATACGTTCGGATGCACCAGTTGAATTATCAATAGATTTAGTTAGTTTTTTGTAATCTTCGTCAGACGCGTTGATGACAGCAAGCGCACCACTCATTGCCTCTTTACCAAAAATGGTAGCAGCAGCACTTGCTTGTTGGTCTTTTGACAGTCCTTTAAACTTGCCACGTAATTGATCCATAACATCACGCATTGGTAGCATCTTACCGTTACTATCTGTGATAGATATGCCTAACTTTTCCATCTCGTTTTTCATCGCTTTTGTAGGTTTAGCAAGGTTAGTAAACATGGTACGTAATGCTGTACCTGCTTTTTCACCTTTAATCCCAGCGTTGGACATCAAACCAATAGCAATTGATGTATCTTCCACAGTATATCCTAACGCTCCTGCTACTGGTGCAGCGTATTTGAAGGCTTCACCTAAACCGCGTACATCTGTATTTGCTTTAGAGCTTGTTTGTGCTAACACATCAGCAAAGTGCCCGCTATCTTTAGCTTTTAATCCGAACGCTGTTAAACTGTCGGTAACAATATCACTAACTGCGCCTAAATCTTCGCCAGATGCAGCTGCTAACTGCATGACGCCATCGATACCGTTAAGCATATCTTTGGTATCCCAACCTGCTAAGGCCATGTAATTCAAAGCTTCTGCTGATTGACTTGCGCTAAATTTAGTCTTAGCCCCCATTTCCAACGCTTTATCGCGAAGTTGTTGGAATTCTCCGCTTGTTGCACCCGATGTGGCTTTAACTTTACGCATAGAGTCGTCAAAGTCTATGCTTTTCTTTGCGGCAAGCCCGAACCCCGCTGCAACCGGCGCGGTAACGTGTAGAGTCATTGATTTACCCACAGCTTGCATCTTTTTACCGATGTCTTGTAGTTTAGGTCCCCACTGACTAAATTTAGAACCGATTTTGCCCATAGTTGTGTTTAAAGCACGTTGTTGCGTTTCTAAACGCTTCATTTCAACTGTTGCTTCATTCAATTCACGTTCATATTTATTTAATTCGGCATATGCTTGGTTATACTTAGCGGCTGCCGCTTGTGTTTTTGCACTGTTTTCTCCCGTTTCTTTCGATAACTGATCGTAATTATTTTTTAACTCTCTAACTTTTTGAGCTTGCACTTGTTGGCGTTTGGTTAAACCGTCAACTCTTACCTTAGATTTCTCTAAAGAGTTGTCATAACGGCTAAATTTTGATAAGTTGGCGCTCATTTCCTTAGAAACAAGCCTCATTTGTCGATTTAAACCTGCAATACCTTTATTAAAGCCACTACCGTCTAAATCAACACGTATAACCATATTGCCAATAGGTCCTGCCATAGCGTAACCTCCTTTCTAGCCAAATATTTCTGCAAAACTTTTGGCTTTTTTCTTTGTCTCTACTTCAGATGCAACAATATTTAAAAAGAAGTGAATAGGCATGTTTGCGACTTTATCGGGGTCCATGCCTTCTTCAATCAACTTCTTTGCTAGTTTCATATAATTTTTATATTGTCCCTCTGGTGTAAGGTCTTCTGGGTCTATTTCGTTTTCTCGCTCACGAACTTTTTTGTTTCGTCCACATCTCCTGCGATGAGCGTGCCTAGAACTTCGGAAAGGGTCTCGAAGCCTTTCTCTCCACTTTCTAAACCTTTTTGTAATTCTTCTGATGTAAACTGATTACCGAACATTTCAGCAATAAAAGTCGTAATTTCTTCGATTGCATCAAACATTTCTATTGTTGCCTTCTCTTGTTCTAACAATTTGTCGTTGTATTCCGCTTTTTCTGTTTCTGATAAACTTACGTATTCTTCTTCCGTCAACTCTTTAAAATCAGAATCTGCGTAAAGGTTTTGCATTTTTTTTGCTAATTTAGTCCCTTGAATTGTGTCGAATAATGTGATGATAGGTTTTGCTAAGTATTTTTTCGTCTGTGGTTTACCTGCTTTTGTGTATCCTGTAATTAATTCAATTGATGGTCTCGCCATAATAGATTCCTACTTTCGTTTTTATTTTTGCGCAAAAATAAAAGAGGGGATTACCCCCCTCTTGAATTAGATAGATTGTAATTCATCTTGTACTTCGATGCTGATCGTGTCGCTTTGTTCGCCAGATGTAGCTGTAACCACACCGTTACCTACTGCATTAGCTGTAACTAAACCGCCACCGTTAACACTGATATACTCATCGCCTTCAGTAACACGATAAGTCACTGGTTTACCTTGCGGGTCAGTAGTCGCTGACAACTGTTCTGTCATACCTTTTTTGATTACTGTAGATTCTTTGGAAAGCGTTACACTTTTAACGCTCTCCTCAGATTTCTTTCCCGGCATCGATTTTTCAACCTCATCAATCGTTAATTCTCCATTAACATCTTCCATGAAGTCCTCATAACTTTTACCAAAAGTTTCCATAAAAACGTATTCGCGTCCTTGTGTTGCACCTTTTTTATCGAATCCTGTAACGTGTGAAGATTCGTCGAATAAACGATCAACAAATGAACCTTCAACCTCGTCGTTTTGGAATTCGATTTTATCTTGTTTTGTTTGACCGCCAATATCTGGGCGCGTGAATTTACCTTTAAAAATACCAACCCATTCAGATGACCCATCGTGGTTAGTACGTTCAAATACAACTGCTACATCTGGTGGAATGTCTTTCGCACCGTATTTAAAACCGCCTTTTCCTTTTTTAGCGCCAGATAAAAATGCTTTTTGTTCTGCAGGAATAGAAACGAAAGTTGTTTTTACTGACAATTTACCGTTAGACACTGCTGTTGCAGCAACGATGTTATCGCCGTATTCTTCTTCCGTCTCTTGTGGTCTGTCTACAGAGATTTCTTTCAAGAATCGTGTGCGGTGTCCGCTTTTTACTTTCCACTCTTTATCTGTATCAGTTTCGATTGGCGCCCAGTAAAAGTTAGTTACACCAATAGCGATACCAGATACGCCAGTTGATTCTGCAAAATGTTGCAAGTTTAATTTTAATTTTTCCATTAATCTTCCTCCTAAATAAACAGAGAACCGTTTGCACGAATGATTTCTCTAAAAGTTAGAGTTTCGACTTCGTACAAGGGTTCTCTGTAATAAACTTTAAAATTTAATTGTTTTAATGCTTTCACAATACTTTCTGCTTGCTGATCAGGTTCGTTTTCAGACCACCAAACATCAACTTGATAGTCGTACTCACGCGTTAGTTCTTCGTTATCCGCATAATCATTAGGATTATATGGCAAGGGAGTAATCCTTACGATAGGTTGATTTGTTTTAGTGTGGAAGTTTTCAGGAACAACGTATTTAAACATGTTATCTTCCACAGTAATACTTGGGTTGCTTACGATTGCATCATATATTTTATCGGTTACATTCATTTTAACGACCTCTTCATCGCAGTTAACATGGCACTATACACTAACTGCCTATTACTTTTTTCAGTTTTAGTAATCCACAATTGCGGTCTTTGATACATTGTTCCGAATTCTGTTGCATGTATACGGTGTGCATAACCTTTTGTATATCCAATGTCTACATATTTTTCTCCCGAACCTCTATCGGTTTTTACATTAGATATAGCAATATGGTCGCGTGCATGTCCTCGTCTATCACTTTTTGGCGTGTTTTTTACGAGTATTGGTATTAATGCACGCGCGCCTGCTTTCAGAATTCGACTTTGATTTGCACTAAACTCAACCTTTTTGCGTAATAAACCTTGTTCAACGTTATTTTTTTCGATTTTTGCGGGCATTACAGCACCACCTCACAGTAAATACGTAGATAAGATTTATCTTGGTAGTCTTTTTTTACATATTTGATAGGATATTTTTGTCCATCATGAATAATATAGTGCTTATTATTCGGCTGATAATCACCACGTGGATCACGTATGATAACTGTTTTAATGAATTGAGTACCTGTTGTTAAACTTGTTTGTGTATCTGATTCTTTAGAATCTTGAATACAAGCAAAACAACTGTACAACTCTTTTGTAATAGGTCGTTGAGGTAGTCCTCTAATCGATTGGCTGACATCTTCACAAAACGTTACGAGCTCATTTAATCTGTTCGGATTGAACCGCATAGGCGTCCCTCAATTTATGCACAACACTTAAAACCATATGAGGTGCATAGTTAAGATTACGTTCTGTGTAAGCAAGGCGATTTTCAAAGTAATATGCAGTGAGTGGAAAAACCGCTGCTCTATACAATGTCTGTTCCTCGAGCCAATCTAAATCATCAGTAACCGCGTCTGCAATGTCTTGTTTTGCCCAATCGTAATACATTAACAACAAATCATCTTCGTAAGAATGGTCGATTTTACAATGTTTTTTTAACAACTCTAAATCACTCACTGCAACCACCTACTTATTATCAATACGTTCTAAAATACCGTTTTTAGGCTTTAGATTCTCGTTCACTTCTTTTGCGCGTTTAACCGTCATTTCAACCTCGTCGTTAACGTTTAAAACACGAGAGAGTGCTTTATCCTTGTAGCTAGTCAATACTTTGTATTTAGCCATTACTTAGCCCCTCCTTAGATTGATTGAAGTTCTTCTGTTTCAGGTTTAGGGTCTTTGTAGTCGATAACGATTGCTGCTTTGTAATCTAAGATACGGACGTCTTGACGTACAGCAACCATTAAACATTCCCCGAAATGCATGTAGTCTGTCCATGATGCTTGATATTGTGAACGGTCGAATAACACTAATGCGTCTTTTAAGTTACCAAAGATAAGTTTTTCATTGCCTTTGTCGCCTAACATTTCATCAGGTAAAATCTCAATTTTAGCGCCTAATAAGCGTTGTTGAGACTTCTCTTTCACATCAGGTTGAATTAAGTAGTTGCCATTTTTGTCTTTCATTTTGTCTAATTTAGCGAACATTGTTTGTGATACGATTGCAACGTTGTGTTCGTAATTTGGTTTGATGTGTAAGTTCACAGCATCTTTTAATCCATCGATACCTGTAGCAGGGATTGTTTCTAATTTAGTTTGTCCGCCTTTTTCACCTGGTCCACCTTTTTGGATTACATCGATGATTGTTTTGTTACGTGTTGCTGCGATTGTACGTGCTAACCACAATTTCAATTCTTGTAACACGTTGATTTGGCTATCTTCGATTGCTTCGCGAGAAATTCGGAAATATCCACGACGTGTTTTGATGTCGTAAGCTAACTCAAAGAAAGGTTTTACAGCAAGTTCAGGGTTTTCTGCAAGTTCTTCAACTTCCGGTAACGCTGCAACTTCTGATTGACGTACAACTGGATATTTACCTGATCCATTAGTAACTTTTTTAATTGTTACATACTTATCTAAGTTGAATTCAACTTCTTTCAACTTTAAGATGTCTGTAACGATTTCTTCGGGGATTACTACAAAGCCTGAGTCAGTTTTTAATGAACCACCTTTAATGTCGTCACGTGATTCAAGATATGCTTTAAAATCACGAACTTCTTGTGAAGTTACTTTAGCATTGTCAGGTGTAATTCCTAAATCAAACGCGTTAAAGTTTTGTGAACGAGTAGAACGAGCATTTTCTTCAACAGTAACCGTTTTAGTGTCTTCGTTCCCTTCTTCTTCTTTCAATTTAGCAAGTTCTTCCTCTTTCGCTTTTAATTCAGTGCGTAAATCTTGAATTTCTTTCTCCAATTGTTCTGCTTTTTCTAATTCATCATTATCAAGTGCGCGTGTTGCAAATTTAACTTTTAAATCAATTTGACGCTTGGTATCTTCAATTTTTCCAAGCAAAATTTGAATTTTGTCCATTTATTTTCCTCCTAATTTTTCGCATAAAAAATAGACGTCGCATTATATGCACGTCTTGTGGTTGTATTTTTTATGGTGTTCAACTTCACCGAGTTTTTAAGTTTTCAATTCTTTGTCTAATTTCGTTTTTGCGTTTTTCATGTTTAAAATTCTCGATACTTCTTAACGCCGGTTGAACATCTGTATCTTTGTAAGCAGGATAAGTTACTACTGATACATCTGTGAGTTCGCGGATAGCTTTTAAAGTACGTTTGTAAATGCCTTCTTTTTCATCGAAACGCATTTCGTCTCCGTCATTGTCTAACATAAACCCAAATGAGCATTGGTTGATATTACCTACACGCATATTCTCATAAAGGTCACGTGCGAATGTTGTGTTAGGCAATTGACAACGATATTTTAATCCTATGTTATCCACAGTTAAATCAAGTGTGCCTGCTTTTGTACGACCAATAATTTGTGAGGGTAAGTGGTCCACTAGGCAACGGACATCTGATAAATCTGTGTTTTCTAGAGCTTCTTTTGAAATAGTTTCTTTAAAGCCGCCTAAATTTTCGGACCAAGTATCAAATTTTAAAGCATAGCCCTCGATAAACATGTCATTATCATCATTAGATCGTACTTCAGTAATGTTACCTGCTCTCGTCTCCTTTTCCATCTTCATCACCACCTTTCAGTTTGTTGTCTGTACCACGCGATTTGTTCATTTGGTAATCATCAACCATTTCAATATTAACGTGGTTCAAATCAACACGGTGTATGCTACCATAACCGCCCGGCACTGGTGGTAATCCATCACGTTTGCGGACTTCATCAATATTTGTTTTACCGCTGTCGAGGTTGATTTTGTCGATTTCTGCTTGTGTTTTCTCATCAACCACACGTATTTCAGTCGTATCAAACTTAAATTCTGTCATCACATCAGTAAGTTCATTATTAAATTTGAAATTCAGCTCCGCACATACACATGTTGTGTAAGGTTTTAGTGTGGATAAATAGTCTAAATTTGCATCTGTAATGCTCATATTCGTTGTTTCAATACCAAATTTATGAAGTGGTATACCGAACACACCTGCAATCTCACGTGTAGATGATTTGTTCTCACGAATTAGTTTTAATACTTCCGTATCGACTTCTAATTGGTCAAACGTCATCGACTCGTCTAACACAACAACCTTACCTGCTTGCTTTGTACCACTAAACGCTTTATGGAACTCTGTTCTAGCTCTCTCGCGTGCTTTTTTATCATTAAGCACACCTTTCATCTTAAGTATCCCGCCTGCGTGTGTACCGTTTCTTAAAAAGTTATTTAGAAAGTCTTTACCGTTGTTGTCTGAATCGATAGTTTTGCTCAATGTATCAAGTAGCGATAGTCCGTTAATACCATCTAACGAGTAGAATTTAATATCAAGCATATCTTCAAACTTAATTTTGCGTGATGTCGATTTGCCATTGTCGTCTATTTTCTTGAATTCATAAAAATAACGGCCAGATGGGCTTAATTTCATCTCGATTTCAGAAGTCTTACGAAATGCAAGGTTAACTGGATTGCCGTTGTTATCTCTCGATATTTCAACGTAACCATGCGATGTGAGTAGAGAGTTAGCAAACACGACTAACTTAAAAATATAGCCGTTATAAAAAGGGTTAGGGCGTATATTCAAAAGTTTTGTGATTTTGTTATTAAAATCGATTTCGCCGTTATTTGTTAACCGAATCGGCATACGTGCTAAGTCGGATGCAATCATCATGACAGCCGTAAAAATATCACTGTGTTTAATGGCCTCCACATCTGCATACTTTCTCAATGGTTGACCTTGAAAGCCTGGTAAAGTTTGTACCATCATTTGTAAATCATCTTCGTTATACTGTAAATCACGTTTTTCATTTCTGTAAAAAATTCCCAATTAGGCTACCTCCTTTCTTGTGATTCACGGTCAATAATCAGCGCGATTAAAATTAGGAAAGCGCCTGTAACAATCAAACCGATCACAGTGCCATAACCTGTATAAACTGCAATATTAACCGTAATTAATCCCAATAAAAAAAGGATACTAACAATATTAGTAACCAATAAGCTTAAAAAACTATACAATTTATTGAAATTCATGCTTACACCTCCTAAAAACCGAATTCATCGCTCGCATAAATCGATTCCCAATCTTTTTGAAACTCGTGCATGCGCGCTTCTGAAAAGGCAGTAACGATTGAAATGATTGGGTCAATCTTCTGTCTGTTTTGTTTTTTATCGATTTTAACGTTATCCTCGCCATCGTAAATCAACATCGCGTTATTGACAGCAATCGTGAGTAGATCATTACCAAAATGTTTAATCTTTTTTTCAGCGACCCACATTCTAAACTGTTTGATAGGTTGCGATAAACTCCTGAAATTTTGACCTACTTCAATCAAAGGCCAATCCAACATCATTGTTTCAATTGTTGTAACAAAAGATTGCGCGTTCCACGGGTCATAACACACCGCTAATACGTTTAGGTCATACTCTTCCACAATTTCTAAAATATAATCAATGACACGCTTGTAATTAATCATGCCACTTTCTGATGTGGTGACCTCCGCCTCTCCTTTTTGAACAAGGTATTCGTAATTTATCTTATCGCGTTTAGTCTTTTGTTCTAAATCAGTTCTTAATCCTATGAAGGAATGACTATCGATTAAAACATCTTCGTTTTCAGTTGGAAAAATAAAACCGACCGAAGTCAAGTCATCTAAGCGTGATAAATCGACACCAATATATACATCGCGACCGTAGATATTGTAATCATTACGGTTAACCTCAATAGATTCCCATTCCTTAATGTTAATCAAACTATCTTCTTTATTTGCCTGCCATAAGTTAAAGTTTTTAATCAAAATCTTATGAAACGACGTACCTTTTTCTAACTCGTCTTGAATGTCCGATTTAATATTACGTAGTATTGTATCTCTATGTTCATCAGATTCTAGCAACGGCATCGCTTTAACCCACATTGATTCATCGTTAACCTCTTCTTCCGAGTCCATTTCGGCACAATATACAAAATAATTATCGGCTTTAACTTCGCCCGACAGTATTTTAGTAATGTATTTATACTCTTGATACATCTGACTGTTGAGATTGTCGCCTGCTGTTGAAATTAAGAGAGTGAGAGGATTCTTTTGCAAGGTCATACCTGTTTTGAAACGTGAATACATCTCATCGTCCGGCATACTCGCAAGCTCATCTAAAATTGCAACAGTTGGGTCTTTACCATCCACAGCGTCAGGATTGTTTGATAACGGTTCAAACACGCTTGTTGAATCAATATGTGCTAGATCTGTTTTACGAACGTCTGTCGATTTACGAATGTAATCACTTTTTGAACGTAGCAATTTGATTTGTTGACTTGCCATCTTAAATATCGTTTGTGCTTGTTTGTATGTGGATGACGACACATATATTTGTCGATTAAACTTAGGATATTGGCCAAAAAGTAATTCGTTTAGTGAAATACCACTTACAGTAAGTGACTTACCTTGCTTACGCGCCATACTTACATAGCATTTAGTAAATCGTCTGTATCCACCATTACGACGCCAACCATAAATACTACCTACAATAAATTTTTGGAATAGCATTAACGGCATCGGTTCGTTCGTTTTAGGGTCTGGTAACATTTCAATAAACTTTATTGCCTTATTTGCCTGTTTAACATCCCAGTAGCAATCTTCTGGCGGGTTCTGCAAATCTTTTAAATGTCGTTTAGCGACACCTATATTCTTTTTACTCGCTAGAATATCGCCACTTACGACCTTTTGAGCGTAGAGTGTTGTGTAATCAATCATTAGTCATCACTCACAAACTCTTTAAATGGGTCGTCATCCTCTTTATCTTCTGGTACAACGATACGCAAACGACTATCAATCGTTAATCCTAATGTGTTTGCTGCTTGTTGCATTCGGGTACCTGCTTTTTCTTTTGCGGTAAATGCAGGATTGACCTTTGGACCTTTGTCCGTTTCGATAACCACACCACCTGTTCTAGCGATTAACTCGCTTGCCTGCACAAAATCACTGTAAAAACTACAATATTGTGCAAGTTGCGCTTGATCTAAATTAGAAATAGGCAATTCCTGCATATAAGGTATCACTCGTCGATACTCTTCCTTTGCAATATCGTCTAAAAAGTCGGGCGGTTCGCTATCAATCTTCGAAAATTTGTTTAATTCAGCCTCTTGACGTTCTTTTTCTATAATTTCTTCTTTGGTGTTGTTTCTAGTTGAATTGTTAAGCAGTTTTTTAGGTCTACCGGCCATAAATTAGCACCTCCTACTAAAAATTAAATAATATTGGGAAATCTTTGAGAAGAAAACTCTGCGCCGTTCTCTAGCCTCGTCCTGAGCCACCCCGTGCTTTGATGTGGGGGGCTTCTTTCTTCGTTTTGATATTGTGGCATTCGTGGCAAAGCGGTTGCAAATTATTTTTGTCTAATCGTTTTGACCAATCTACTTTTGTCGGGATAATATGGTCGACGACATTTGCTTGTCGACCACATGATTTACAAATATAATCATTTTCCATCAACACAATTTCCCTCAAATTCTGCCACTGTTTTGATTTATAGAACCTTAGGTATTCTGGGTCATTCCTTTGCCTTACATCGTTGTATTTAGCGTTTGTGTACGTCTTATGCTTATCGCAATAGCTTTCGTTAAAACTAATAAGTTTATTGCAAGTTGGGTGATTACACCGTCGCATTACTGGCACAAGCTCACATCATTTATATCAATCACCATATCTCTTGTTTGATTAGCCACAAGTAATTGATTACCAATCACATCATGCACAATGTATTTATCTTTCCGATAGATAATCGTATCGCCTTTGTTAATTATCTTATGCAAGTTAGGTTGATAGGAATTAGCATTGATACCAGCAACAGTATCAAGTGTAATGTTGTTGAGTGTAGCAATAGATGTAATATGTTCTAATGCATCGCCAAGCAATACAGTTAATGTATCGATGTCATTGTTATGTGTGAGTTGTCCTACCACATTCATAAGTGATAGTAGATGTGTCTGCTGATCAGTTGGTTGCTTTAATGATTGATACTTATTTAATTCCATTGTCTACCTCCTTGCATAATAAAAAGGTACTGCGGTTAACAGTACCTAGTGATTTTATTTTGGGTATTTTATTTGAGTTGTACACTCATATCAACCACACGTGTGTGATTCATATCAATATACAAAGCGCTTAGGCTAAGGGGGTAACCTAAACGCTCTATAATATAGTACCTGATAATATCATAATATCATTAAATAATACGCTCTATGCACACGCTATGCACACACCATTATTTCATTCCTACCTCAAGTGCTACGGCTTTAACAAAGTTCTTCCGAATCTTGCCTGCAGTGTTACGATGCATGTGGCACTCATCAGCAATGTGTTCCATCTTCATATCTTTGTGCGACCAGTACTTAAGTTGTATAACCTTCTTATGTTCGACAGGTAGTTTGCTATACGTACGTTCGATTGCTTGAACCATTTCTTCTTGGTTGCGCAGCATCTTATTTGTCATTAACCGTGTTGCCATAATCTCTGTTGTTCTTGCAGGTTCACCTGACTGAAGCGGACCATAGATGATATTATTATCGACGGGTTGAGTTGGATTAAGTATCTCTAATCTTAATCGTTGTATGTCTTTTTTTGTATTATCAAGATTGTATATTTCTGATTCTATATATCTGAAAGTACCAGGTTTAATATCAGTCATGTTTCCCTCCGTTAATAATAGCGTTGCTTAACTTAATATAAGCATTCCGATAAATCTCTAACTCTTTTTTAAGTCTTGAACTAATCCTCATTTCGATAAGTAACAGAATGCCGAGTATTACCGAGATGATAATCCACATTATTCGTTCACCCCTGCACGCTTCTCAAATTTTTCTAGCGCATCTTTACTATCATCAACTTCAACACTTTCAATTACAGATGTTTTTAGAAAATTTCTATATCCATTAATGTCAATAACTTTAATAAATTTTTCATTATTCAAATCTTCCAATACAATAGATTCGTACCGCGTGCTATAAAAAGCATAATATGTTTTGTTATTTACTGTTGTTATAGTTAAAAACATCACTCCGACACCTCCGCTTTAATGCCATTCAAATGTGCATGATCATATTCTGCAAAAGTCATGTCAATATCATCAACTGATATCAGTGTGATAATCACTTGCTCTGTTACATACTTGCCTAACTCATATAACGCTAATGTGATTAATAAGTTGATTGTTCGTTTAATCATTTTGTTTCCTCCTCATATATCTCCAACGCTTCCTTTTTACTTTCTGCTTCCACAACTGTAAACGTTTGATTGTATCTAGCCTTAGTCACTTCTGTAAACGTTTCTCCTGTTGAGTCGGTAAATGTAGTAATTAAATACTGTGTCACTTTCCCAGCACCTCTTTCACTTTAGTTAGTATGTCTTTTTTAAAGTGGTCGAATTCGACCTGTTTAGACGTATCCTTTGTCTGCGTCTGCTGTTCCGTCTTGTCTTGCATGGTTACGCTCCATTTTCTTTTTGTATGCTGTGATGAGGTCGTCTATAGTGTATAAATTATGAGCAAAATCTATTACAGCAACTATCATCGCTTGGTCAGGATAGGTTTCTTCAAACACTATATCTGGCATACCAGTAACTACCTCTTCGATAAATTCTTTATCTTTAAAATCAAACAGGTTGTGGAATTCTTCATCTTCAAAACTTGATTCAATCGCTTTGCGTTTCTAACGGTTTCCCTGGTTTTTTCTTCCAATTCTTAAACGTTTCAAGGGTATTAAACCATTCAAAGAATTCCACCACATAAGCAATTTTGCTATCCTTTAAATTAAGCGTTGGAATTCTATCGTCGAATTCCTTTTGTATTTGTAATAACTCTTGTAATTGATCTACTGTTAATTGATTAGTCATTTACTCGTCCTCCTCATTCTCTATAATCGTCATAAATCTCTAAAATAGGTAAGTTATATTCTTTGCTATGGAAAACAATCACGTCATCTTGCTTACTTAGTTCGACCAAGTCATTCAGACTATCAACATCTATGCACCATGCTCCTTTAATAAACGTTCTCTCTATATTGCCATCCTTATTTACTTTATGATTTGACCCCTCATCAGTAAACGCTTCATCAAATTTTATGTCATAATGTTTAAACGAGGGTAAAGTTCTAATGTCTTTATACTCAACTTGCTTTTTGTATGCACTTTCTAAAGGTTTATCCTCTGACCACAAACTTGTTCGCCGTACGATAAATTCCATTCACTCGTCCTCCTCTAGATCCATTTGTATTTTTTCTAACAAAAATAAACATTCATATAGATTTTTGTTTTTTTAACGCTTGCTCAATTTCAGTCGAGTATAGACGGTTATACTTATTCTGTTCAGACACTAAATCTCCATCTAATATTCTGTTCAACTCGTTTTCCAATAAGTTTTGAGCACCGTCGCCTGAATAAGCTGTTTCAGCCGTAATATAAGAGTTAACCATACTAACCACCTCATCTAACTTACGCTGCAACTTATCACGTTGGTTACGTAAGTCAGCTACGTCTGTGATGAGTGAGTCACGTTGTTCCTTGTAAACTTTACTAGCGGTTCTAAAGTGTTTAAGGACACTGTCTCTATCTGTGATAGAATCTACTTTTACAGGACCATGCTCTTTCATAAAGTCATATAAACTTGTCATTCCGCCATCTCCCCGTCTTTCCAAATTAATGTCAAAGATGCATCATCATCGAGCATGTAGAATGCATGGGTTGTAATGCCCGCAAGCTCATTATCGTCTAAGGCTTCTTTTATACTGCATTTACGTCTTAGACCTGAGCTAAGTGAACCATCAACATATTCACAGACCTCCATTAACCTAGGAATAACAGTTTCCTCTGTAATTGCTTTCTCGACCTCTACGGTAAAAGCTTCGTCGGGTTCTACAACCATTGAAGTTTTGAACCAACCTCTAGAGTTAAATTCCACTATCCAACCTTTACTTGCAACAAAATCTTTGTTCTTAATGCCGTTCTCCCACGCCCATTCAATTAACTGTGGTAAGTTCATTTCTTTTTTAACTTTAATTTTCATCATCGTTCCTCCTCTAAAATTTCAATTACTCTTTCAGGTGTTAAATAGCCTTGTACGTCTTCAACAGCTTCGTCTGCGATGACTGCCATTTCATACAACCCTTCTTTGCTTCCATACGATGCCCAATGTCTAACCACACTTAACTTTCTACCTGTCCCTGTACTAAAAATATATTGAATACCGTCGTACAAAGTTTTGTGCTCGATGTATTCGTCTCGCTCTAAAAATGCTTGTTCTAAATTGATACTCATATTGCGCACCTCCTCAATAATCAAATATCGTCTTTTGCGTACCCAGCTCTTGCTCTAGGAACAAGTTATGCGTCGCTTTAAAACGCATTAACTCTGTCTCGCTCATATACCACATTTGCCCTGCAAAGATAGCGTTCGCCACACCAGCAACGTTGTATCTATCCTTAATAGGTACAACACTGATAACTTTGCGACCGTCTTGGTCGAATAAGTTATATTTGTCGAAAATGCTCATAGCATACACTCCTTATTCCGTTTTTTATCGCGTGGATCAACCAACATTGCTACACGATTGTTATTTACACCAACCACAAAACCTTTTACACCACGCTTGTGCAACTCCTTTTGTAACTGTGTCGGCGACTTACCAGCCGTATTAATGCGGTAGCGTTGTTTTACCGTGTCACTTAAATTCCTCATGTTGCTTACGCCTCCCACTTATCAAACAATCGCTGTACATAATACTTCGCTTTAGCAATGTCCTCTTTACCGTTTTTATGTGTCGCACGACTTACATACTTGATAGCGTTAAATACATAAGGTGCTAGTTCTGGCGGATACGTTTTGCACACTTGAGTCACAATAGGCGATAACTTCTATGTCGCCATATGTGTAATGGCTGGGATTATTAACTACATCTTCTTTGTGTGTTGCGATTTTTGTGTTGCTCGGTATCGGGTACCATTCGTCGTCATCTGAAATAAACACTCCGAGACCTTTATCCAATAAAACTCTGGCACTTCCATCAGCAAACTTAAATCTTACTTCCCCAGTCTGACCAATAGGCTCTTCTTCCCATCGTTCGTTAGCTCTATATCTATGGACACCAGTTATTATTTGAACTCTATCTCCAATCTCCAAATCTTTAACTTTCATGTCGTTTCCTCCTTTTCATGTATGGTTTGGTATTAACAATTTCATCAATCGTCCAGTATCTTTTATATCTGCTCAACGCAATGCTAGGTGTGATACCTTTGTGTATCATTTTTGATTTTTGTGACCTAGTAAATCCTATAAATTTAAGGTCTTTCCAAGTTGTGTCATGCATCCCACAACACCCGGCTTTTCAAATATTTATAGAAGTCGCTCGGTTCTACTGATTGCGGGTATTTAACTAAGTGTGATTTATCTTTTCGTTCCTTCATAAAACGCATATATGCTACTTTCGGATGAGTGAGCGGTTTCGGTAAATCATTAACTCTTTTTTGAACAGGAGTAGTGACAGCTTTTTCAGCAGTCCATCCCATCCTTCTTACACGACTTCTCGCTATCTCTCTAGGTATGCCATTCAGTTTCATCCTTTGTTCTTGTTCTTTTGTAAAAAGGTCTAATTTTTCCACCGTTTTACTCCTCCTCTATAACAAGCACTGTACGTGCTACGCTATCCCATTTTTTGAATGTTCTGATTTCCGATATCAGCACATCGTCCGTCCACACTTTGCCATTGCCAGCATCTAGTATTGTTTTCAACAAATTATCAATGTCTGGCTTAATGCTATGTGGTTGTCCTATGTGCGATTCCTTTTTGTGTTTTGGCCACGACTTACTTGGTTTAAAGTAAAACTCAATCGTGAGCCGTATTGGCTTATCTATCATCAAAGTTGGTAACTGATCAGCCACAAACTTTTTATGTTTTACATAAGGTGCAGGCATGTAAGTATGCCCGCCTCGTGTAAATCTAGGACGTGATGACCCTTTCGGATTACCTAAGTTTCTGTCACCCTCTTGGTAAAAGATTTCTATTCTAGTTTCTGTCATGTCTACTCCTTTGCTTAAAGTCAATTTCGTCATATATCAATCGGCTTACTTCGTCATAGTCGTGAAATGGCGTTATACACCCACTCTCGAGCAATCTGTCTATTGCCCAGCCCATTTGTACTAAATTAATTTGAATGAGCGTGTCGCCTTTGTATACTTCTCTGTATAGGTATCCTAAAAGGTTTTGCAATTCTAAAATAGTCATGTAAAAAACCTCTGTGTCGATTTGTAATATTGAAAATTAATTGTTCCTGTTGCACCGTCTTTGTTTTTAGTAACTATCACTTCTAAATCTGACATATCATTGTCTTGATCATCATTGCGATTGTAATAATCATCTCTGTATAGCATAAAAACCATACTCGCGTCAGCTTCAATACCGCCTGATTCTTTTAAATCACTCATCATAGGTCGTTTGTCATTCCGAGATTCCACACCTCGATTAAGTTGAGATAACAGAACGATAATACACCCTGTTTCATTCGCAATTATTTTTAGGTCCCTACTTATTTTTTCAACATCAACACGTCTGTCTTTTGTTGGCGTGTCTGACTCCATTAATTGCAGGTAGTCAATAAAAATCACTTGAGGCTTATCTGTTGGCTTAGACGCTTGTTCTCTAATTCTCGATGGTGTCAGCCTACTTTCATCAAAAATATTGATTTTGAGTTGCTTGATTTTGTTTAGTCCGTCCATAATCTTGTTTGTATCGTCTGTTCCCAGTTCGTTAGGTCGTTTTATATTTGAAAGTGGCACACCTTCAATAGTCGCTAACATTCTTTGTACGACTAAGTCTCCAGTTGTTTCTAAGCTGAAAAATGATACTTCATTTCCTCGCTTTGCTATGTTCCATAAAGTATTAAGCGCAAAGCCGGTTTTACCCATTGACGGTCGTGCTGCTATAACATTTAATTGACCTTTATCGAAACCATGAATAAGTCCATCTAGTTTACCGAAGCCGGTGTGTATCGTTTGTAGTGGCTCATCACTTAAAACTGATTCCATAACTTGCGCTAAAAATTCATCTGTTTTGTTACCTTTTTCGATTTTGATATCTTTTAAATCGTTCAATTGATTAAGTAAATATAAGAAGTCTGCTTTGCTTGGGTTATTTAAAAATTCTTTTGACCCCTCAATTGCTTTTCGTGTGATGTAGTCATCAAGCAAATTAATCTGATCGTCCATAAAGAATATTCTGTCTGTTCCATTAGATTTACTTATCTGTGTAAATCGCTTAACGTCTACAAAGTCTTTGTCATTTCTACACTTAAAGTAAATGTCGTTCACATCGACTTTTCCAACTTCTCTTACGTAGCCAATAATTTGTTTTATATCCTCATCAACAAACATTTCTGACTTTAATTTGAATTTCGGGTATAAATCAGGGTGTTTTAATAAATTACATAAGATTGCTTCTTCGGTACTTAATCTATCAATCATCAGCTCTCAACTCCTGTATGAACTGATGACCTTTTCGTTTGATGTTCTCCCATTCTTTAGCGTATTCAGAATCATGTCGAAGTTTGTATTGATGAGTTTTTTCGACGGACGGTGTAGATGGTACATATTCTTTTGGTTTAATTGCTAAGATATCCGCAATTGTTGGCTTATATTTGCTTTGTTTGATGAAATTATCGATTTTAGTAAGTGTTAATTGGTAGTTTCCATCACGCATAAGTAATTCCAGCCATGTAATCGACTTCTGTTTGTTACTAGCAAAACCCATGTCATATAAGTCATCTAATTTTTGAAGGATCTTAACAGCTTCTTGTTTCGACATCGCCATAATTTATCCCTCCTTTAGTAATTCATCTAACGCATTGCTACTACTAACTACATCTTGATTTAGATACTTATCGAATTTATTGCCAAACAATGTTGTAGGTTGTAAATATTGTTTCATGTGCTCGACGTTAGACCATTCAGCAACTTTATTATCGATAACTTTCGTAAAGTCTATTGTTGTGTATCCCTCGTTAAATCTTGCCTTAATTAATTTCTGATTCGCTTTTGATTTATAGCTAAACTTTTTACCAGTACGTTCGTTTAGATAATCTATAATTTCTTTGTATGGGGTGTGGTCGACTCTACTATCATTATTAGTTAAATCATTATTAGTTAAGTTATTATTAGTAGTGTCCGATTTCGCGAATACCATTTTCGCGTCTTCCATTTTCGCGTCTTCCATTTTTCGAACGCGCGGTTTTTCATGCAAAGTGTAGTTATAACCATCAAAATCTCCATTATCTTTACGTCTGCTTTCTCTTGTCATGTAGCCGTGTTCTAAGAGTTCGTTGATGATTGATCTAACACTTGCTTTTCCGTCTGTTGATACCTTAGTTAACTGTGATTGATATATCTCCCAGTCATCAGGTTTAGAAAAGAGATAACTCATCAACCCTTTAGCTTTCCAAGATAAGTCGTTATCTTCCACGTAGTGTTTACTAGCTAAAAAGTAGTTCCCAGTTGATTTGTTGCTTCTGATAATACTCACGTTTTCTCTCCTTTCAGCATTTTATTTAGCTTCTCGTCCACATCGACCCAGCTGTCGTGTAGGTGGTATTTATCGTTAAAGCTATCCATGCCTATATTGTGCTGTTCTGTATGATGTCTATGGCATAGCGCAAGCACCTTATTATCCGTATGTTCTATTTTGCGTCTGTTTCGTCCTCTACCGACTGCATGATAATGAGCAAGTTCGGCGTGTGGTTTACCACATATCACGCAGTTGCGGTTGACCGTTGACCAATAGAGTTTTGACTTGTCCCCTTTTAACAATTTACTTGTCTTATAGCTGAGGGGTATTCCGTTCTCAAACACCCAATCCAATGTGATGTCGATGATCTGTGAAGCTTGTGTTCGAGTGCAGTTACTAAGTGATATAGAGTCGTCATAGCCGTAATATGTCCGTACATACTCGATAAACATATGCCTCATATAATCCATAGGTTGTCCTGTATGCTCTTCTATATCTTTAACGAGGGCGAATATCTTACGGCGTTGCTTTCCGCTAATTTGAAATGGATCAACGACGTTTACATCGACTTCTACATCAAACCCGTTATCGAGTAGTAACGTTTCTTTATCGCCTAATTCGACACCCGAGATGACGACAGTTGTTGTGCCGTCACCTTGAGTGATGTAGCTTGTAATTAATGACATTTATATCAACTTCTCAAATTTATATTTATTACCATGTATATCAGTAACCTCTTTGTGATTACTTTTTAGTTTGTCACTAATATAACTATGACTTCTGCCTAAGAATTTTCCCGCTCTACTCATACTTATAAATTCATATTCGATACCTAAATGATTAATAAGTTTTACAGCCATATTGGTATGCATTAATCCCGTTTCAAATGCATGCCTATTGTTTTCCAAGTGATTACACCATTCAAGATTTTCTACATGGTTATTTTTGGGATTCCCGTCAATATGGTTAATACATTTTTTACCTTCTACCATTGGTATAAAAGCGAACGCCACTAATCTGTGGACTAAAAAGTCTTTAGGTTTACCATCTTTCCAAAGTGTTACTCTTACATCTCTACCGTTAGGTGTTTTATTTTTTAAATAACGCTGTTTCCAATGTCTCCATTTTTGATAACGGTTAGACCAAGTAACTTTATTTTTGTGGGTTCTGACTCTACCTTTACTGCTAACTTCATATATGCTCTCGTAACCTACAACATCTTTCCATAGTTCGTTCATCTAATACCTCCTAAAAAGGAAGATCCTCTAGATCATCATCGATACTAGCGTTTTCAAAAGGGTTATCCTGCGCTTGTCCTTGTTGCTGTTTAGATTGGCCGTTATTTTTAGGCTCTATAAATTGCACGCTGTCGCACACTACTTCTGTGACAAATACACGTCGACCTTCTTGATTCTCATAACTGCGTGATTGTAAGCGACCATCTACGCCAGCAAGACTACCTTTGAACAAAAAGTTGTTCACGTTCTCTGCTTGCTTACGAAAAACAACACAGTTGATAAAGTCTGCCTGCTGTTCCCCGTTTTTACTTTTGAAATTACGATTTACTGCAAGTGTAAATGTTGCTACCTCCACGCCTGATTGCGTTGTTCTTAATTCTGGGTCTTTTGTTAATCGACCTACTAATACGACTCTATTAAGCATTACTCATTCTCCTTTGCTTGTTTCGACCAATTGTCTAACTTTTTAATAGATGCGCTAATTTGGTTATTACTTAAAGTTTGCATGTCGTTGATACCTAATTTTTGCTGTACATCACTAACGCTGACTTGCTTGCCTAATGACTGCATAAGTTCACTGAATTTAAGCATTTCTTCTTTTAATGTTCCGACGGCTTTTGCACTTGCCTTATGTTCACTTTTCACTTGTTTGCCACTCGCAACGTTTCCGTCATCATCTTGATCACTTGTGATTCCGAATATTGCTGATAATGAATAGCGTTTAAGATAACTTATTAATGAACCTGCACCTTGTGGCGTGTTCTTTTCTGCGTTCATAAAGACTGGGTCGTATTCGATGTATTCGCCACTTTCGTGCATGAGCATTGTGGCTACTCCAACACGTCCATCGCTGTCGTTTAATGCCCACTGTGTATAAGAAAGCCCGTGAGGTGTTGCTGCTTCGTCAATAGCTTCTACAACGTTTTCAAGAGGTACATATTTTGATTTAAAGAATGGATTGTTCTTATCTTTGATTGGTTGTTTGACTTCTTTTCGAAAAGCCACCATTGCTTTATTAATTTCAACAACTGATTCTGATTTATTCATGTTTACTCCCCTGCCTTTACCGTGTATGACGTTGGTTTACGCACCATCTTAACGCCCTCTAAAACTTCGCCATTTTTATCAATCAACGTACCGTCATCATCAACATAGAAGTCCTTTTTGATGTCTGCCTGGTTTAACTGTTTGCTGACCTTTACAAATTCTGTAAACCCTTTTTGTTCAAGTTGTTCAATAACATCTTGCTCATTGATTCCACTTTGCATTTCTAACACTTTGGCGCCAGCACGCGATGTTACTTTGCCGTATGGTGTACTAAGTTTGAATTTGTCGTCTTTCTCTTTTTCGCGCTTATAGTAGTCAGTGACTAGATATTCAAAATATTCTTTATCACTTTGAATGCTTTTTAACTCTTGCGATTGCCATTGTTTAATACGATCTAATTCTTTTTCGGCAACCTCATTGATTTCGTTTTCTTTTGCTTTCAATGCTTCAAGTTTTTTGAATGCCCAGTTTGCTGTTTCCAAATTTGTAACTTGAAACGACTCGCTTTTTTCAAGATTTTCTAATTCTTTGCTTTGAAGTGGATTAGTCATTTATTAACTCCTCCCCTTCATCGTCATCTTCTAAAACAGATAACAATTTGACTTGTTTTTCTAAATGTTCGTTTTCGTCAATTAAATCATCAACGTCTGCTTTTAAAGCGGAAACTTCTTCCTCCAATTCCGCCACTCTCTCTTTTAATCTAAGCTCTTGCGCCACTAATCTTTTAAATTCGGTATAATGTATTGTCACTAATTCCATAGTTTGTTCCTCCTACCCTTTTGTAAAATGAGCCATAACTTTGTCTAGCTCATCTGTTTGGTACTCGATAAAATCGTAAATAGCTGAAGATAAAACTTCTTCCATATACTCGACTTCTGACAAATCATAGACAGTAACAAGCTTTATTGTTTGCCGCTGCATATCCATGACTTCAACAACGATTCTGTCATCTTCTCTTGTGACTGCTTTTCAAAATTTGAATCCCTCTACCTCAAAAATTCCAGTGTGTGCTTCTTCGTTTGAAAAATACATTTGATTATCCTCCTCAAAAGTTGTATATTGAGGATAGTTTATTTGCGAAATTACTATCCTCGACTGTTTGCTAGTTGTCGCTAGCACTCAGTCTTTTTTGTTCTCTAATAAGTCGATGAGCTGTGCAACAGATAGTGGTCCACCCAAATCATCGGCCATACTTAACATAAAACCTAAACTTATTTCATTTCCTATGACTGCATTACTAAAAAGGTTCATCCCATCACCTTTATCTAAACCGACTAAAGAGATAAGACACGGATTGAATTCAGTGTTTTTACTTATATCCTCCACTAAGTCGTAGAGCTCCTCTGTTTTCTTTCTAAGTGTTTCGATAACTTCTTCTTTTGTTAAATTTTTCATTTTTATTCCTCCGTTAATAATTTGATAGTGTGCTGTGTGGCGTAATACGTGATGATTTCAACCACAGTTACCACGAATAAGATGGTGGTAAAGTACACGCCAGCAAAAGCGAGTACAGTACCTAAAACGAATGCGACTGCTGCGGTCATGAACCACGCTAGTAAAGTTTTCATTTAATCCCCTCCTTTTCAATGATGTCTTTCAAAGCTCCAGTTTTTAAACCAAGATTGACAATGCGTTGTGTTAACTCATCAATTTGTGATTGTGTCATGGTAATCCCTCCTTTAGCTTGCCAGTAATTACGGTTTAACCGTTATTGTTGGTCAAAAAAATAATGTCATTGTAAGTGACGTCAAATTCTTTTTCAATTCTTTGTAATTGTGGAATGTTAGGAAATGTTTTAGCTTTTTCCCAGTTGTGCCACACATCAGCAGATACACCGACTTTCTTACCAGCTTCTGCCTGCGTTAAATCATGCTTTGCTCGTAACATTTTTAATGTGTACGGTTCTTTTACAACTTTCACGCCCATTTGTTTCACCTCCGCTTAAGAACTGACTCAAGTATATTACGGTTAAAACGTAATGTCAACATTTAAACCGTAATTTTTATTTTTTACTTGTATATATTACGGATTAGTCGTATAATTAAATTAAGCTATTAGATGAAAGGAGTGAACAACATGCTAGGAAATAAAGAAGTAATGTCCAAAAATATTAAAAGACTTATGAGAAAAAATAGCGTCGATAGAAAAAAACTTTCTGAAGATTTGAAAGTGAAATATACAACGCTATCTGATTGGATTAACGCAAAAACTTATCCACGTATAGACAAAATAGAGCTTTTAGCAAATTATTTCAATGTGACTAAATCTGATTTAGTCGAGGATAAAACCAAACCACAAATCGACACATTACCTGTCACAGCAATCCCAGTAGTCGCTAAAATAAGTGCAGGTTTACCTATCTACACAGAAGAGAATATTATCGAATATACATACATACCTTCTCAAATGACTAAAGGTGGCAAAGAGTTGTTCGGATTAAAAGTTTCTGGCGATTCAATGGACAAAGAATTTCGTGAAGGCGATGTTGTAGTAGTAGAAAAAGATTCTGTGGTAGAAAATGGTCAAATTGGTGTAGTAAACGTCAATGGATATAACGCAACTGTAAAACGAATACGTTATAGTGATGACAAAATTGTTTTGCTTCCTGAATCAAATAATAGCGATCACCTACCACAAGTTTATACAAATAATGATGAGATAAAAATTGTTGGTAAAGTTGTATCGAGTATGAAATTTTATTAATCAAGCGCCCTCGTGGCGCTTTATATAAAAATAATTTTAAGGAGTGTACTATATGAAAAGGTTAACGTTTTTATTGTTGGCAAGTTTATTAGTGCTATCAGCATGTGGAGGTAATGAGGAAAAGACACATAAAGATGATAACAAGAAATCTGAAATTAAAAATGACAAAAAGAAAGATAAAGAAAAGACTTCAAATAAAAACACAACTAAGAGTTCTGAAAAGAAAAATACTAATGAGCAAAGCAAACAAAATCAACAAAATTACACGCAAGATAGCCAACAAATACAACAGCGACCTGAACAAACACAACAAGCTATTGAACAAAATAATCAACAACAAAACAATGTCGCTACATTTCAAGAACAGATGGAGGCTAATGCCAAAGTAGCAAAACAACATGGTTATACTGGGATACCAAACGGCGATGTTGGTGGCGTCCCTACATCGGACAAAGCGTATTCTAACGATCAGCTAGACCCTGAAACTGGATTACCAAAAGATGATGCAGTACCTAAAAATACAGAATAATTTCCACGGGTAGCATGCCTACCCTTATTATTTTTTTACTTTTTTGAGGAGGATTACAATGAATGTAGCCATATATTGCCGTGTTAGTTCGCAAGAGCAGGCAAATGAGGGTTATTCAATTCACGAGCAAGAGCGTAAATTAAAATCGTTTTGCGAAGTGAATAACTGGAAAAATTATAAAGTTTTTGTGGACGCAGGTGTATCAGGTGGTACGATAAATCGCCCTGCTTTTAATAATCTACTAGCTAATTTAGATAAATTTGATTTAGTGTTAGTTTACAAATTAGATAGATTAACACGATCGGTTAGAGATTTACTATCTTTACTAGAGACTTTTGAAGAGCATGGTGTTTCTTTCAGAAGTGCGACGGAAGTTTTTGACACTACCTCTGCTATCGGCAAACTATTTATCACGATTGTAGGTGCTATGGCAGAATGGGAACGCTCTACAATACGCGAACGTAGTTTATTCGGTAGTCACGCTGCAGTACGTGAGGGTAATTATATTAGGGTAGCTCCTTTTTGTTACGATAATATAGATGGTAAACTTGTGCCAAATGAGCATAAAAAAGTTGTTGAATATATTGTTAAAAAATTATTAGAGGGCGTGACAGCAACAGAAATAGCTAGACGCCTTAACAACGCAAACAACTATCCGCCAACTATAAAAAACTGGAGTAAAACAACAGTTATCAGACTTGTGAACAATCCTGTAATGCGTGGACATACCAAGCACGGCGATTTGTTTATAGAAAATACACACGAGCCGATTATTACAGAACATAATTATAAAAGAATTTCAGAACGTTTATCATCACGTGTTAATTATAAAAAGCAAACACACACTTCTGTTTTTAGAGGTGTACTTGAATGTCCACAGTGTGGTCATAAGTTGCATTATTTCAAATCAAAGCTCAAAAATAAAAACAAGACTTATTATAGTGAGGGCTATCGTTGTGATTACTGTCGCACAGATAAAACGGCACGTAATATTGCGATAACTTTTTCTGAAATCGAACGTGAATTTATTGAGTATATGAGTAACATAAGATTGAGTGATAATTATGGCATCGAAGTAGAACCTAAAAACGAAGTTATCAAAATAGACATTAATAAAATAATGCGTAAACGGTCTCGATTCCAAGAAGCATATGGCGATGGATTGATGACGAAAGAAGAATTTAAGCAAAAGATGAAAGAAACTCAAAAATTAATTGATGAATATGAGGAAGCAGAAAGTAAAAATGATGTGGACGACCACATTACGAAAGAACAAGTGCAAGCTGTTCAAAATTTGTTTAGACATATTTGGGACAGCCCTAATGTGACGCGTGAAGATAAGGAAGAGTTTGTTCGACAGTCAATCAAAAAAATAGACTTCGATTTCATTCCTAAAAGCAAAGTGAATAAAACGCCTAATACACTAAAAATAAACAATATAGATTTGCATTTTTAA